GAGTGCCGTCCTCACACGGCGGAAGGCGGGAGTTCGAATCTCCCCCCGCCCACCAGTGCAACGTCAGTGCAAGTCCGTTTTTGGTGCTGCAGACTCGTAGAGGCTTACAACATCAACCTCACCGATCTGAATATAGCGCTCCATTGCCCTAGAGCTTATCCCGGCTGCCTCCTTCACCATTTTGTAGGGAAACTCCTTAGCCAGGGCAGTAGCTGACGTGTGCTTGGTTCCGGGATATAGCGGAACACCCTCTATTCCCAGCTCGTCACAGGCCTTTCCCCAGGCATTATAAAGGTAATCCCTACCAAAGCGCTTCCCACCCTTGAACGATAGCAGGTACTGATCAGGGTTCCCGCCTGTGACCCGACGAAGTATCTCAACGTGACGGTCTATGAGCTTAACCTTCTTCGGGTCATCCTGTTCTTTGGGTTTGGGAACCGTCAACCATCCACCCTTCAGGTCAAGATCCCTAACTCTTACCTGCCTCAGTTCGCCCGGCCTGATCTTCGGATAGGTAGACAGTAGCTCGACGCCGACACCAGTCATGGGCTCGTGATTAAACAACCTATAAGTAGTTTTCACAACTTCTGCCTGGCTGACTTTATCGAGAACCTTTCTCATACCCATCCTCTTACTACACTTGGGCACCTTGGGAAGCTTATCGAGGAAGCCACGGTCAATACACCACCTCATGAAAGCCTTAAGGAACCCAAACATGTCATAGGCCGTCTTTGGAGCTAGGTCCAGCCCCACCTTCATGTCTTCTAGTACACCGTAATCTATGTCGGTGACCGGGATGTTCCCCAGGTGCTTCTCAAGATTAACGTAATGGTTACGGTAGCGCCTGAGGGTTGAGGATCTAATGTCACGAGAATCGAGAACGTCAATGAACCTCTCGCACAGCCTAGAGAAGCCGATAGGCGAATCCTTCCTGTAGGCTGCGGGATTGAGAGTACCGTCGCTGGCCTTATTCCTGTACTCCCAGAGGTATGTCTGGGCCTCTTGGTAGTTGCCCACCATGGGTCCGTAGACAGTGCCAAACTTGGCCCTCATTTTTGTAGCCCTTTGGTCTGGGTGATCAGGACAGGTGCAACCATCGACTTTGTTATCCTTGAAGTTCTTACCGCAATGGCATTTCTGAAGAGAATAAATACCACCGATCACGGCGGCCTCCTTTCTCTCCCGCCTAGTACCATTGTATCTTTTTTTATACATTTTTGTCAACCCCTTTGAGTTCACTTTTGTATACGGCTTTTAAGTAGTATATATACTACTTAAAAGAACTCATCCTTCAACGCCTCTCTGGATCGTTCATTTCGTTGGCATTCCATAAAATCAACGCCACTTCCTCATGGGGACATCTAAAGCCCCACCACCAGATTGCTCTGCGTGAAAGGATGTAGCAGAATCCCCCCACCAAAGATGATTGCAAAATGACAAGTCCACGACCACTCTCACCGTCAGGAGTCAATGCTTTAAAATTTTCTGCTGCTTTTTGGAGCCCACCTTCTTCCCAGATCTTGAAAACATCAGGAGCCAAAGTAATGGCTTCATCTATGGACTTGACCGTTTTGTAGTCATGCTTGGCCCCGGACAGGTCGACTCTGTCCAGGTTGGCCCCGGACAGGTCGGCCCCGGACAGGTTGGCCCAGGACAGGTCGGCCCTGAACAGGTTGGCCCTGGACAGGTCGGCCCCGGACAGGTCGGCCCCGGACAGGTCGGCCCTGAACAGGTTGGCCCCGGACAGGTCGGCCCCGGACAGGTTGGCCCAGGACAGGTCGGCCCCGGACAGGTCGGCCCCGGACAGGTTGACGTTTTCTCTAACTGCCTGTCGCACCAACTCCTTGATGTCTTTGGCCGTGACTTCAAAGAGGCATTCCCTTGTACAACGGTGTAAAATTTTCACGGTAATCTATCTCCTTACTCCTCGAGGGGTCTGCCTTTTGCTTCTGGCATGTGGCATTCCAGTGTCGTCAACCATGAAGCTGATCTGGCTGCCATCCACTTTCTCTTGGAAAATCACGGCCTCCTCGAATATCTCCCGGACGGCTCGATGCCCTAAGTTATAGATCTTAGGATAGGAGTTAATCATTTATCCCCCCTCTTCTGTTTCTGTTGGCCTATGCGCTTTTTAGTGAGAAGTCTTGGCTTCGGCCTCTCCATGGGGGAGAAGGCGCAGCCAACTGTTCTAGTTTTACGGCAAACATCCTCGTAGACCGAACAGTATTTGTTTCCCAGGTTTTTATGGGTACGAATTTTATGGCACCCATCGCAGTATCCTGGAATGATTATGTTTCTCCCTGGAGTTGACATCCTATTCTCCTGGCTGGGGAGGGGGGCGCCGTTAGGCGCCTACCCCGTAGTTGTAATCACTAGAAGTTCAGAAGTAGATTTCGTAGGAACGCCCATTTAGATCCCCACTGCATCAGCTATCTTTATCGCTACCGCTATAGCCGCAATTCCGGAAAGAAATCCAATCATCCCCGCCAGTACTAGAATGGCCACGAGAGGCGTCGCAACCAGCTTAGCTATCTTCTTTGACTTCATTGAAAAACTCCTCAAAGTTATCAAGAGCTTCCTTCCCGAAAGCAACACAATCCCCCATCAACCAACTCATACTTTCCATATTGGGAGCAAGGTTGGTCATTGGGCAATAGGCGCAATCCCCATCATGGTCTTCATCATCCTCACCCGGAACCCCGAAGGGGAAACGTTCACGAAAAACATATTCCCTCCTATCAGCCGTGCAAAACGGGCATTCAAGTTCTTTAAGGTTAAGGGCGGTGAGATCCCTAGCCCTACAGAGCATAAGTTCCATGTACTTATTCATTCGGCACTCCCATTGGCGCTCGGAACGAGCGCACGAAGTTCTTCTTGAGGCAAAAATTTACTTGAGTAAACCAAGGCCGGATTGGCAACAAGGGCGTCTTCCCTCGCCTTCCTGGCTGCCCTAGCTGCCAGTAAGGAGTTGCCTAGGGTGGCCTCGGTGTGGCGTTCTGGCATATCGCTGAGGCGCCCATGTGGATCTCTGCCCCGATAACACAGATCGCAAAGCATCCTGTTTTCTGTAGGCTTTCCACAGTAACTGCAATCTCTCACATATCCCTCCTTTTGAATATTACGGGGGGGCTGTCATCCCGGCGTATTGCCTGGTCGAGTCGGTCAAAGACGAGAACCAGTAACACCCAAGCACTGATCACCATAATGACAAGCTCACCCCAACCACTCCCACTCATGTTTTATCCTTATTCGATGGGTTCAAGGGTTTCTGGATCTACCTCGACACCGTCAAACTCTTCCTTTACCATCTCGACGGTATAGCCAAGCTTCTCCAGCTGATCCAAAACAAACTGCTTGTACTCCTTCTCGACCACTGCCTGGCTACCCTTCCAGTAGGTGTAGTACCTGGCAGCAACCTTGAAGAGGGTAGGATCTCCCTGAGCTGTCTGGCCAATCAACGGGGCACTAAGTGAGTGCCCGGCCAACTCAGTGAGGGAGTAGAGGTATCTGCAAAAGTTCTTGTAGTTGAACTTGTTCTTTCTCAACCAAGCACGGATTTCATCGATCTTCTTCCGCCCGTCAGGCTTTTCGTCCTGGAGGGAGCCACCTACAGTTACATCACCCTTGGTGACGGGATCAAATAAGTCGATGCCACCGACATGTTCGCTAGACGTGTCGTTTTTTTCGGATTTTGTGGACTCACCTGGTTTATTTTCTGGCTCACTTGATGACTCTGACTCAGCTTGTGGCTCATTTTCTGAACCGGGTGATCCAACAACCGTTCCCTCGGGAAAAGTGAGATCTAGAGCAATCTCGATAATCACCTTGTTTCCCTCAATTCTCACAGCATGTGCCATACGATAACTCCTTCTCATGTGTTAAGTTTTGTGATACTGAGAATAAAATTTAAGCTGCCTTTGAGAAATGTTTCTTGGGTAAGATCCCCTTGTTTTTCTCCATCTCTTTACAGTAGAACCTTACCGGGCAATAGTCATCTGATTGACACCTACGCCCTTCCCAGGTTTCGAATTTAGTACAGATTCTGGGCATCCCAGTTTCGAAAGCATGGTCACAGTCTGCCTGTAGTTGCGAGTAGAAATCCAAGACTCCCTTGTCCGGCAGCCTCTTGACTGGTATGAGATAGGTATTCTTCTCGATGCCCCTGCTTGTAGCTATGTAGGTATTACCGTCCCTGGCTATCGCATAAACGTTCATACGTGATATTGGGAACCCGTGTTTCTCCACGACGATCCTATATCTGTTGAGCTGAAGTTCGGTATCATACATCTCGGGAGGCTTCATCCCAGGCTTTAGTGGGTATTTGATTTGGCCCTTCCTCTTTCCTGACCTGTACGTGACAGGCCCACCATCCTTATCGGTAATGGGATTGTCTTTGTCTTCATCGATCCCGAGAGCTTTGGCGCACTTAAAGCTGCCCCATGTCTTATAGTCATATAAGAGGTAGAAGCCAAGTTCCTCCTCGTCTGGCTCCAGTAAGTCCGGAATACCCTTGATCAGGTCGTCTGAAAAACCCTCCTCACTAACAAAGCCCCTTACTAAACGGTGTATACTTAATTTATCGTGAGTGCCGACACCAACGGAGATCCAGGCCATCCCATCTGGAGAGATTGCATAGTCACATTTCTGTTTGAGAAATGTGACACGAGGGCCAGTCCCGGCCTGTGAAGGTGTAACGGCCTTCCAGGGCCTTTGGTTAGCACACATCCTCAGGTAGGGCATAGTGGCGCATCTGTGATTCATCCTGCAACCACGCACCGATAGACATCTACCGATCTCAATCTTTTCCTCGTCTGGACAAATAAACCACCTGGCTGGCATTATACCTCCTCGGCAAAGCTTCGATCTCGTGAGATAGTTATAAATTTCCTTCATCTACTTCTTATAATATCACCGATGTGATACCCTGTCAAGAAGAAAAGGGGGCACTAATATGCCCCCAGTTCCTACTTTATATCCTTGTAGAGATCTTTGATCTGGTTCTTTATTAAGTCCAAAATCCCCTTCTTTTCAGGCTTGATCTCATCAGTTGCGAGAAGCAATTCTAGTTGCTTCACAATCTCTTGTTCCTCGGGCACCGGAACCTCCTTGACCCAATGCTCATGAGGTACTTTGAAATACTGGCATATCTTAAAAAGCGTTTCACGACCTATAGACTTCCTTTTCCCCCTCATGAACATAGACATGAGAGATTGAGTTATTCCTATCTCTTCAGCAAGCATCTGTTCAGTCAACCTCTTCTCAACCTTCTCCCGTTCCAGGGCTTCCCTTATCTTGTCAAAATCATACCTGAAGCGTTTCATACCATCCCCCCCCTAACGTGCGCCTTTAACCCCCCTTTCTGTGATAGTTTGTGATTTTTCCCTTGACTCACTTTCATATCGGTGATAATCTAATAATTAGAGGGTAACAGCTAAACCGTTGCCTTCTCTTTAATTTCAGGATATCACTCCACTGAACACCTGTCAAGGGGAAAATTGCATGTCACAATTCTTCGAAGCAGAACAGCAACTTATGGTTAATGTACTTCACGGAAGTGATTTAACGGTAGGTATAGAAGATCTGTCTCAAGGTAGTCATAGAGTCATACTAGGGGCGGCCCGAGAGCTGTTTTCGGATGGAATAACCCCAGACCTGGTTACGATACACGATAAACTCAAGAAAAACAACAGGCTCCAGGATGCCGGAGGGGCATCATACCTGGCCAAGCTCATGGAGGCCTACCCGGTAAAAAACGTTGAGCCATATGAGAATATCGTGAGGGAGGGGGCGCTAAGGAAACGAATAGGACGACACGCACAAGAACTACTTATGGGAATAGAGGAGGGGATGTCAGGCGAAGAGCTTTTAGCCAAAGCTCAACGTGACCCACTAAACTTCCTCTCTATGGGGAAGCGTGGTGAAACCTTCGAGCTTCAAGACTACATGTTTGAGATGGTCGACGAAATTAGATCTAGGCAGGAAGGAAAGATCTCCGGCCTCCAAACACCGTGGTATAGACTCAATGACTACACAAACGGCCTACAGCCAGGCGACCTCATAATAGTAGCCGGGCGCCCCTCTATGGGAAAAACAGCACTGGCCACTCAAATAGCCACCCATGCAGCCCAGACATCGGGCCCGGTATTTATAGGATCTCTTGAGATGAGCAAGTCATCTCTTTGTGAGAGGATATTATCAGCCAAGTCAAGGATAGACAGCAACAGGCTGAGAAGCGGCAAGCTGAGTCACCGTCACATTGAGGATCTGGTGTCTGCAGCTGAAGCCTACCAGGACTACTCCCCCATACTTGTAAATGACACCCCAAGGCTAACCCCAAGTGAGGTCAGGTTGCTGATAACTAAGGCCTACAGAAAATATAACGGCCTGTCATGTGCCGTGGTTGACTATCTAGGGTTAATGGATGACGAGAACGAAAGCTCAAACCGGGTACGAAACGTGGGTCTTGCAACCAAACTTATGAGAGCAACAGCTAAAGAGCTTAACATCCCCGTTGTCCTAGTTTGCCAGCTAAACAGGTCTTGCGAGATGCGAGATGACAAACGTCCTACACTTAAAGACCTTCGTGAGTCAGGAGAAATAGAGCAAGACGCAGACGTTGTTGTAATGCTGTACCGAGATGAGTATTACTGTAATGACTGTTCTGCCAACAAATGTGAAAGGGGCCACTCAGGCGAAGCAGAAGTACTTATAAGGAAACAACGGAACGGCCCCATAGGCGCATTCACCTTAACGTGGATTGCAGAGCACACTACGTTCCACAATTTCTCACCAGGAGGATACATAGAGAATGAGGGCGAACTTCAAACTGACCGAGGAATCGATACCGAATCAGTGCCCCCATTGCCAGAAGAAGATCCCGAAGAAGTTCAAGGTGACCCTACCCTCCCCTTTTAGGGGTGGAAGGCCAGTGGAACTCTGGTTAGAAATCGATGAAACCCTTAAGGAAGGAGAGTGGTATGTCAGATCCAATAGGTAGGCACAAACTCCACACCCACCCTGCGATGGAGGTGTTGCATAAAATACCCGACGACCATGTTATTATCGATGCAGATAAGTATAGAGAAGCCAGGAAGTTCGAAGAAGAGATAATAAGTCTTGAGAAGATGGTTAACCTCCTCGAAACCAAACTGGCAATGGTCGAAGAGGAAGGGTACGAAGCTAAGCAGAAACTGTACGAGGCTAGACAGGATCTCAAATTCAAAAAATACCACATCGCATCCTTAGATCATTGGGTTGAATCTGAGCAAGATAATGTCCAGCGCTTAACAGAAGTGATAAAAAGCTATATACGGGCCCGAGTGAATGTTACCCAGTGTAGGCAGGAGCGCTTTAAGAGACTTTGTCAGTCGTGCCCTGAATATGATCGGGGGTGCCGGGTTTACTCCAACTACTTCGAGGCCTGGATAAATCTGCAAATATCGGTGCTAAAGGGGGAGGCAAATGAAAGGACTTGATAGTCACCTATTTATATGTAGAGAGGATGAAGAGGAGCTTCTTAGCGTAGAACAGCTTGTTTTAATGGTCTTGGAGTATTGCGAGCTTCTTGAGAAAGCAAACAAGCAGTGTAAGGAAAAAATAAACACCCCAAGGAGAGTCAAGGCCCTTATAGCTCAGCAGCTCAACCTTGATATTGATCAAGTATCACTATCCTCCAGGCTTAAGACAGACCTTAACGCCGACTCCATGGATTTAGTTGAAATTGTGTTTGCCCTGGAGGACGAATTCAATATCGAAATCTCCGACGCAGAAGTTGAGCGCATTAAGACCGTTGCCGGTTGGGTCTATGTAGTAGATCCACTCAAGAACTACACCAAAGCGCAGAAAGGAGGGAGACAGAAGTTATGATTGAAACCACATCGAGAACCATAAATATTTCAGGCAAAGATTACGAGGGCAATATAAAGATAATAAAACTCCGAAATGAAGTCTTGCTAGAGATTCATGGGAAATATAAACACAGAAACAAGTGCAACGTAAAAAACCTCGGCCTATACCTCCAGTCGATAGGACAAGACATATTACAGGGGCTGTTGAGCGGTAACCTGTCTGAGTGAAGGCTGGTTTCTCACAGTCGAGCGTGTTAGCGAATCACTAACGAGCCGAAAGAAGCACACGAGCTGGTTTCTCACAGCTTAAGTGCTTGTGAGGCGAGAGGAGGCTTGCGTGAAGTACAAGAAATACATCCTCTTTGACTATGTGAACTGCTACCCACACCCAAACGGTGGGCTGTGGGATATTTCTGACTCTTTTGACACCCTTGAGGAGGCTCTCGACCACCTAAATACTGGATACTATGATGTAGCTTACGTTGTAGACAGAGACACCTGGGAAGTGGTTTGGGAAGATATCCTATAAGAGGTAATTATGCCCGAAATAGACCTAACAGGCGATGGTCTTGGCTGGATCAAGCTACACCGCAAGATCATGGACGGAGAGATCTGGGTTAACGAGATCCTATTTCAGATCTTTATATACTGTTGCATGAGGGCTAACCATACCAAGCAGTGGGTGACCATTACAGTAGGAAAGGGCAAGAGACAGATAATGTGCCCGAGAGGTACTTTCTTGTTTGGGAGAAAGGCAGCCTCAGAAAAGATGCCCCACATACCCCCGTCAACTATCTGGTATAACATGAAAAGACTGGAAAAGATGGGGATGGTTAACATCAAAGTTGACAGCCAATATTCCTTGGTAACAGTGATAAACTATGACGTTTACCAGGGTGAGGGTGAAAAAGTTGACAGCAAAGTTGACAGCCGTTTGACAGCCGTTGAACAGCCGTTTGACACAAGTAAGAATGATAAGACCGAAGAGAAGGAGAATAAATTAAAACTCTACACTCCTCAGTTCGAGGAGTTTTGGAAACTCTGGAAGAGTATCGATCACCCAGGTCGTTCCGACAAACGTCGAACGTCTGAAAAATATCGATCACTAACCCTTAAGGGTATACAGCATCAGACTATCTTAAACGAGTTGGAGAGGTACATAGATGCTGAAGCACCTAAGCTGAGAGAAAGGGCCCGGCGCAGCGGCGAGTCCAAGCCTACCCAGTTTATACCTAATTGCGGGAAGTGGCTGAATAGGTTTAATGACTGGAAGAGCGACGGGCAGGAGGCGGCAAGGGGCAAGAAGGACTACGCTGACGAACTCCTCGAACGAGGGATGATCTCAGAGGAGGAGTGGGAGGTTAGAAAGAAAGCAACGAAGGCCCCGAAGGGGATGCTTGAGCGCCCCGGAGGGGCTGGGGGAGGCTTTTAAATAATAATTGCTTAGGAGGTGATAAGACCCCTTTTGAGTTTGTGAAAAAATCACAAAGCATAACCATCAACATTTAGGAGGATTTTATGGCAAAAGCAAGGTTTAATCAGCACATCATTATTGGAAACCTCGGGCGAGATCCTGAGATCACCTACACCCCTAGCGGCCTCGGTATTGCCAAGCTCAATGTGGCCACCAACGATGGCTATTACTCCTCTAAGAAGCAGGAGTGGGTAGATCGCACCACGTGGCACAACTGTGAGATGATGGCCAAGAAGGACATCGAGAGTGTTGGGGGGCTCCGGAAGGGAGACAGTGTTCTTATCATTGGTAGCAAGAACACTGACAGCTGGGAAGGTCGTGACGGCCAGCGTCAGTACCGGGATAAGATCAAGATCTCAGTCGTCGCCAAGGTTATTAGCATTGATGATCTTGAGAAGGAAACCCCTCGCAATCCGGCACCCGACTATGGCAGCGGGCCCGATGACGATATTCCTTTCTAGGGAGTATCACAGCTGTTAACCTTTGTGAAAAAATCACAAAGCATAACCATCAGCATCTAGGAGGTATTTATGGCTTGGCATCACCCAAACACCACTGAATTTCCGGAGTGGGTAGTAGATGTGGGTAACAACCACTTCCATAAGTGCCTCACTATTGTGCAGCGGATGAATCCAACCCCCGAAAACCTAACGGTGATTAGGGGGTTGATTGACTCCCTAGAGTATGAGTACCTCGACAAGAGGCGCATCCTCGACGTTCAAGAGGGAATCGGATCTGATAGCACAGCAGTGAAAAAGGCACTGGAGAAGAGAGATGCAGAAGAACGAGGATAGGAGATTCCACAACGGAGAACAAGCACTAACCTTCTGGTTTGAGTTTAGTAAGCTAGTTGATGAATTCGGTATGCCATCACTGGCCCTAAATGATGAAGTAGTTATAGGTAACTTGCCGCGATCTTGGGATTATCCCGACTGGTGGTACGATTGGGTGAGTATAGATAAGGCCTTCGGTAACATTGGTGATGCTGACCTTGGAATCATCAACGACTTCTTCAAGCAGGGGTTTCAATACTCCAAGCAGGGCATGTCACAGTGGCGCTACAAGAGGAAGTGGCAAGGCGTAACACAAAGAGCTTTCAGACTCGTACCTGAGGGTATGAAGTCCAAGGAGAAAAAACGATGGAGAAAAATGAAGTAGAAGACACTGGAGTGATGAGAACCTTTGGGAGTGGTGCAACCAGGGACACTGCCACCGACAAGCCTGAATTCGGTGGCTTTCTCAGCCCTATGGTTTTGAGGGCCTTCGGAGAGTACATGCACAAGAATCGCAAGCAAGCAGACGGCAGCTTACGCGCCAGCGACAACTGGAAGAAGGGCATCCCCCGGAGGGTTTATATTGAGAGCTTGTTGCGCCATGTAGTAGATGTTTGGGGCTACATAACAGGTGACGACAGCCGAGACATAACATACGATGAAGTCCTCGATGCTCTTTTGGCAGTAATCTTCAACGCCCAAGGACTGGCAAGAGAGATCATAATTGGAAGGGACACGGGTAGCCCACCAGTAGAGATTGGGGTTCCACCCCTCTCCGATGAGATCCAGAGGGCAGAGAAAATCAAGGAAGACCTTTTCAGTCAGATTTTTCCTGATATATGTGACAGGTACTCTCCTCGTGAGGGGTGCGATAATTGTGAGATTGAACCACTGACCCCAGGTGATGACGTAGCGGAATAGATCGAATCGTGTGATAACTGCTTCTTTGTTGTATAGTATGTCCACGTTTCATGGACACACTATGATTTCAATTGATATTACCCCATTTAGACCATACATTATCCTGTAGAAGCAAGTATGCCTCGTTAACGTAAAAACCCAAAACAAAAAAAAGAGCCCAGAGGGTTTTATCCCTCCGGGCTTTTTCCTTTTAGCCGTAGATTAGTAACAGGGGCAGGGCGACGGCCATAAACCCCAGCCAAAACCAGATCCAACCTTTTGTGCTTATGCTCATGACTCCCTCCTTTCCTCACTGACATGTTTTCGTGATTCTCTCCCGTGCTCGCACCAGTCCTCATGCTGGTGCCTGTTGGCTTCGTATGACCCCTGCATTTCCACCAGGTTACCGCATACTTCACAGTGTATAACATTTGAGAAGTAGTTGTCACAAAGAGGTTCACCGAAGTTAAGTTCTTGAAGTCCTGGGTTTTCATCAGCGAATTCAACCATCTGCTGACATGCCTCATAGTTGTCTAGGTATTCATGATCCATCTCTTGCATTTTATTCAGCCTCCTTCCATTCACAGACTCGATAAACATCCTCGGAATGGAGCCAGATCACTGACCCCATCATGAGGGGGCACACGCCCCACTCTGTTACAGCCTTTCCCACTTAATACAGTGGGTTTTTACAGCCGTGTTTCCGATTTCAACGGCGTCGATCACCTCAACTTCATCCCTGCACTTGTCAAGCGCATTAAGGACAGCCCGTTCAGGACAGGGATCGCTGGAGACGAACTCCATCTTTATCCTTTCGCCTTCTGTTTCAAAGATGACCCTTACGCTATAGATTGCTTCCACCACAATTAGACCTCCTCGGGGCCCTTTCGGGCCCCTTCCATCTTAGTATTCATCGTAGTAAGCCACCTCACCAAATGGTGGCTCGAACTGTTTATACCGGGGGAACCTGGTAATCAACCAGAGGGTTTCAAAGTCCGGTTCCCCTGGGAATGTTGAGCATTCACCGTCAGTCATATAGATGACGCCCACCGGGGGATCGTAGTCCATATTTTCCTCGATCCACTGGTATCCCGGCCTGAAGCAGGTACCTCCACCCTCGAAGGGAAAACCACCCTCCGGTAGATCCTGAAGTGACTCAAACTCCTCAATGTGGTTCACCTGGGTATTTACGCACATTATGGTGACCTTGAAGTCTCCGAACTGTTGCAGGATGTTTTTGGTTTCCGATACCAGGATCTTCTGATCCCTGGTGCCCATAGACCCAGACTCGTCAAAGATGATCACAAAGTGGCCCATGGCTGTAGCCTCTAGGGATGGGAGGAAGAAGCCACTATGGGAGTATCTGGGGTTTGGCCTCATAAAGTTGTAATCAGAGGCCATCTTATCCACGAACCACCTGGCAAGTACTTCTCTCCAAGGAAGTCTGGGATTGGCATGGGCGTCCATCAGAGATCTGGCAAAACCAGGCTCTTTACCCTCTGAACTTGAGGAGATCTGATAAGCCTGTCTTTGAATCTGCTTCCATCTCTCGGCTTCCTGATCCATCTCTTGCTCGGTGGCCTCTCTGGCCTCACCTGTTTCAGGATCTTTGCCCTGGAAGTCCCTTACTTCTCCCCACTTGGAGGGATGCGGTTTTTCATATTGTCCAGCATCTTCTCCGTCTCCTTGCCCATCTCCATTGACTTGTGAAGTATCCGGTGGCTGTTTTGGCTCTCCTCCAGGGCTTGAACCCCCTTCAGTAGGTCCGTTATCAGTGTTTCCTGGCCTTCCACCTTGTCCTCCAGGTTCTCCAGGGCTCCCCATACCTGATGAAGTCTCCCCGTCTCCCTCTCCAGCTTCTCCACCCTCTCCAGCATCTGTATCAGACCCTTCTCCGCTTCCACTCTCGCCTTCTTCAGCTTCTTCACTTCCTCCACCAGACTGCCCATCTTCATTGTTAGCTGGGGGATCTGAATTACTCTGTTCACCATTTCCGTCAGAGCCTTTTCCATCGTCTCTCTGTCCATATTCTTCACCTCCTTCATTGGTTTGCTCTGACTCACCAGAAGTATTTTCAGAGTCATTGTCAGCCTCTGAAGGATCAGGTGAGTCTTGTTGTTGATCTTGCTTGTCTTGCTTCTGGCGCTCATCTAGCAGGATCTCATAAACCTGCTCGACTGACATATCCTCAAAGCGCCCATCAACGAGAACACCGTCAATTAGTTTAAACCCAGCCTTCTGCAGCCAGAGGTTTATGACATAGTCTCCAGCCTCGTTGTAGAGCTGGTGATCCTTGTCACCCCTTCTCACATGATGCAGAAAGCCGCCATGGCCGGGGATCTCATGGACTATAAGGAACTTCAATTCATCAAGGTCACAAGCATCGATGAATCGAGGGTTATACCCCATGGTCACACCGTCAAACCAGGCTGTTTCGCATGCCGGGTCTTCGGCGAACTCAGCTCTCAGTACTTGTAATGCAAAGTAATGGTGAGAGCTAATGAGCCCACCCACTGCTTCTTTCAGCTTTGAGTGCATAACTAACTCCTCCTTTTTGTTGGTGTTTTAAGCCTCTCTAAGAATGCCCTCGTAAGTCGGTGAGGGCATCGAACAAAGGCCTAAAAAAGTCCTTTCATCTTTTCTAGGATCTCGTCAGCTTCATCCTTGGCCTTTTTCCGGTAAACATGATCCTCTCGAAGCATGGCAGGATCAGCTGTTGCCAGCTTGTCGTAGATCTCCTTGCCCACCTGCTCTAAGTCCGGATCTCCGGTAATGTTCAGTAGTGGGAGGATCTCACAAAGCTCTGCTATGTTCCCGGTGAGGGTATCTCTGAAGATCTTCTTGTCGTCATCCGGGCCAAAATTGATCCTCTCAGCCATATGGGAGACTACTTTGTAAAGTCTTTCCCATGCAGCCCTGATACCCTGGTGGATTAGATCTTTCTCCCGTTCTGAGGCTGCAACTGCAAGCTCCTGGAGCTTTTCCTTGGGAAGGTTGACTCTCCAGTCCTTACTATCTGCCAGGTTACCGTAGTGGATCTTGAATCTGTACTTAGCTCTCAGTTCTGATGGGGTAGGGTAGTCTGACTCATCAAAACTACTTCCCATACGTTCAGATCCATTCTGATAAAGCGCATCGAAGAAAATCTCATACCGCTCTATCATGTAATCTACATCCTTCCAGAACTTCCGTTCCAGCTCGCCCATCTTGGTCTGGAAGATCTCAATCTGATCAGCTCTTACCAGGCCTACACCGTTTGCAGTCCAGGGTACCGAAAGCCGATCCCTCAGCTGATAAGCCTCCAGACGTGCTTTGATGGGCCCGTCAATAATGTCCTTGGGGATGATGAATTTGTTCACCCGCACGGCATCATCAGCGCAACCTATGCTATCGATTAGCGACTGGGTTTCCTTTTTTCCAAGCTTCCGGCCTGAGTAGCAGGTGCTTTCTACCTGTACCGTCATTGCCATTGATCTTAGATCACCTTTGATTTTTTTCATGTCTTCCTCCTTTATCCTCTTGTTTTTGTTAAGCTAAACCATCCTAGAAGCGCTCACAAAATATATCATTAGATATACTCTGGGAGCGCCGAAGCATGGTTTAATTCTGCAGCTCTGGGTTTTCGGTGGCCCACTGGATATAGGCCTCGGTGAATTGAAGCTTCTTGTCTCGCCGGGTGGCAGAGGTCACCAGAAGCTTCTCGAACTCCTGACCTAAGCGTTTGGAATACTGCATGATCGAAGACCAATTTTCACCATTTGCCAGCTCTGCTAGTGCCAATGTTAGTGCAAAGTGAATGTCAACCTCATCGGGCACGGGAGCTGTATCTGGCGACCGGATGCAGATCCGTGGATCTATCATCCTGTTTGCTATCGATTTGAATGCCATAAAGTCCTGGGCAAACTCAGCTCCAGCGGCGCCTTCGATCACTGTGCCAAGGATCTCGTCTTCATCCTGCCAGTCGTGGGCCCACTTTGAGACGTTCGCCACCGTTCTAGGGCTGGGAGTGTTTACCATGTCCCTAGAAGCGTTTGGCTTGAAGAGCATCTCTGGCTTCCTCATGATGTAGGCCCTTACTAGATAGTGGATGCTGTTTTTTTCTGCCCACTCGTTCCATCCAAGAGGATCAGGTACCAGCTCAACGATGGTATCGAAGCGGCTCTTTACGGGTTCTAGGATGCTTTGAACTCCTGCTAGGTCTTCCTTTCTGTTAGTAGCAGCAACAAACCGGACAACTTCAGCTATCCTTTGGTTGTTAACTTCCCGGCCAAGCAAGAGCTGCATGGCTGCTGCCTGAACAGCTGCAGTGGCTTGGCCAAGGTCATCAAAGAAGACCACGGTCAACACGTTCGCATCGATCATCTTTTTAAGGTAGCCGAACGGTAGGAATCGAGCTTCACCATTTACCAGTGCTGGAAAACCCTTGAAGTCAGTGGGATCTGATACCACTGGGTGCAGGATGATCAGGTTAATTTCTTTGCCGGACTCCCGGATCAGCTCAACGGCCCTTTTTACCAGATCTGTTTTACCTATCCCCGGAGCGCCAGAGATCAAAACTTGCCTACCCTTGATGATTGCCTTCACTAGGATCTTGATCAGAGTTTTTGGCCTCACCTGGGGCGCTGATTTTACTTCCTTTTTCATTGTCTCCTCCTTATGATAAGTAGTTTTCCTAACTTATTTCCAACCACCTACCAGGCCTTCAGCCTGGCGCATAGCGGGTTTAAGCCATATTTAGCCGCTTTTTGTGGCGATCTATTATGGATCTTCTTTTCTGATCAAGCTCTTCCATCTTTTCGATGTAGTTTTGCTTAACCATGCGCCTTTGCAGCTCTATGGCATCATACTCTTCCCGCTCTGCTTCGCTCATGTCATCCCGGATTATTTGTTCTAGTGATCTCATGACTTACTCCTCTGGCTGTTAGTTGGGTTAAAGGCCTAGCAGATGATTGGATGGAAGGAGAGGAAAAGGAGTTAGCGGAAGGTTTCAGAGGTGCGAAGGTTTTCTACGCCTAGCATTCTCCTCGTTTAGTGCTTCCTACCTGTTGACTCTGATCAGTTCAGCATCCCCTAATCCGTCTGCAGCCAAGCTCAAAACCGGGAGGCAGTCTTTTCGGGTGTTTTAGCCACTAGAATCAAAGCTGGTGAGCGTCCTGGCCTACGGGCAAAGGCCATTCTCCCGTTGCGCTCCGTGCTCTTATATAAGGTAGAGCGCTTTCTGTTCACTGAACCACCAGGTACACAATGCACCCGGCGCCATCCTATATAGCAAGTGTTATGCCACATTTGTGATATTCGCCGTTTTTGACTCAACCATGCTAATCTACGGCTTGACAAAAAATATCAAAACACCTAAAAAAGTCTGGATTTGTGACAATAATTGTCAACAAATGACAAAAGATGTCACCTCGGATCACCGCGAAAGTGACAAAAAAGTGACACTGTGTGGTATAATTAAGGTAGGATGAGAAATTGACAACAGGGAAGGCGCCGCCAGGGCGCCCCCTTTGTTTGTACCTAGTGAGAGTGTGGGTACTCGCACGAGTTCCCCAAAACCCCAAATCCCCAAGGATCTTGCACTGTTATAAATGGTGCAGAAGCTCACACACACGTGGGAAATACTTATTGTAATGGTGGAGTCGTAGGATAAATGGTTCTAACAGGCCCCCCTACCCTCCCCCACTTGACCCATCCAACCACCCATATATAAAAAGAGAGGTTCCCCTGTGTAGACTTGGAGCCTCATTTTTGACTTTAGGGAACCCATATCCTAGGCGTAGGAGTCCCAAATGGCGCCGAAATTCTGCGAAAATTGTTTAGATTCAGGCCGGAAAAGGGATGCAGAATTTGTGTGTCCCCACTGTAGAACTTATTTTTGCCATGAATGTAGGGATAGACTTGAGGGCGTCTGTGATGTTTGCCCTCCCCCACTAGTAAGATTCACATAGGAGAAAGCACCATGATGATCGATGCAACCTACACCAATGATTCATTAGTGGTCACCTTCAGGGATTCCCAGACAGGTGAGCAAAAAAGTTGTTCCATCAACCTGGAGCAAGCCAACAAGATGACTGTGGACGAGGCAATCAGCACCCTCGTCGCCTCGCTCCAGAAGCAGCTCGGCGTAGTTGAGCCTGAAGATGCGACCTTGGAGTCCCCCCGAGAGTACCTTGAGAGGGTAGGGGCTATCAGATAGTTCTTTACAACGTATCACATCAGTGATAAAATGAGAAGTAGAGACAATGAAATTTTGTGCCATCGACTGTCAGCCATGCAATCCTATATGCAGCCAGGACAACATCAAGAACTGTCCGGCACTATGCAACCCGAGACGTGAGCTGGCGAGGAACCTTTGCGATGTCTGCCAAAGTTATAGACCTAGACGAGTATCGAAGAAAGAAAGCCGCAGAAAAAAGCGGGAAAAGTCTAAGGGGGCTAGGCTTGCCTGATGATTTCAGTCCGTTTGTCGGCCCCGATGATCAACCCGAAGATTTTGGCTTAACGGGCTTAGGGATCTATCTGGGAGGAGATTCCGATGAAGGGAGTAAGAAAAAATTTCCACAGACCCACAAGGGCCCACAAAGTGAAGACTAAGTACTACAGGCCCAAGGAGAAAGAGAACCTTCGCAAGGAAGAGACAGACGAAGACTAATGGAATAACTACAGTTTTCTTTCTATATTCTAGAATTCAGAATTTGAAGGGAAATCTTAATAATATTGTTTAAGTAGGGAAAAACAATAAAAAACGCTCGAAGAGCGTAGGAGGCTTAAATGAGTGGTTGCCCTGGATTTAATAAGTGGCGTAGACGTTGGACTTCTCTTCTTTTTGCAGTTCTTCTTAGTCTCATGCTTATCGGCGGTATGCTTACTTGTTCTGCCTTCGGCCCTGACCCCTTCCCGGTGGTTACTGAGGAGGCTGTCGAGTCTGTTCCGTTCGTAGTGAAGAATGGCAGTGAGTGCTTGTCCTTCGACTTTGTGGTTTACGAGGTCGATGATGGGGTGGAGATTCCCGTTGCTGGCTACCTTCTGAACCCTGGCGATAGGATTGAGTTCATGGTCCCTCCTGGGGATTACTGTGTGTATGTGTTGGCTAAGAGGGGAGGGGAGGTTGTTGGTGACGTCTTGATGTGTTCGGGGATTCCCCTAGAAGGTATTCCGCCAGACTCTAAGTCTACTCTCTTTCTTGACGATGACGGCAGGTACTGTGCCAAGAATTATGGTGCATAGGGGCGATGGTAGGTGCTAGACTGTCGGATTCCTCCAGATATTTTCTTCTTGACATAATATCACATCGGTGATAGTATGAGAAGTAGGAGGTAGGGAGATGAACGAGCATCCATGCCGGGTTTGTATTTGTCTGAGTCTTTCCGAGAGGAAAAAGAGAAGTCTTCACCCATGGTTCGTGAGTCATTCTACTAACTGCTCTCAATGGTGCGAGGAATTCAAAGAATGGAAAAAATGCAGAAAGCAGCTTTCAACCTTGGCAAGGTCAGAACGGTAGGGGAGGTTGTCAAACCAAACCCCCTAACCACCCTGGTCAGGTTCGATCCTTTTGATTTCTCCGAGGAAGAGAAGCTTGAGCTTATGGTAGTTGGGTACTCATTTAACAAGCTCGTACTCGACATGGAGGAAGCTGGAATTACCCACGAAGGGATCATAAAAAGGCACAACATTAAGCACAGCGTAGTTTTTATCTGAAAGGAGGGCTAATGAGTCGTCAAAATTTCTTTGACTCAGGCTATCACCCTCTTGGGCCACGTGCCTATGAGGTTGCTGAAGAGAAACAAAGGTTTGAGGAATCAAGGATCAGCGAGGATTGTTCTTTCTGCACGGTTCATCCGACATTCATGAATGGTCTTTGTGTTCATTGCTATTACGGAAAAACAGGCCCGACTAAGAACAACTTGGAGGCCACTAATGGAGAAGAATCCAAGTAAGTGGTGTGGCGAGCTTAAGTGCTACACGGGCCCCTATGTTTGCAAGTCGTGCCAGAAGGCCTGTGATAACCCGATACCGCTACCAAGGAAAAAAGGAGCGAGCAGTGGCAAACCTAAAACTAGAACCAGCACAATTCATAAACGAGCAAGAGCTATTAGAGTTCTTGAACGCCACTTCAAATCAGATCGCTTCGTTAAGGCGCCGGGGGATGCCTTATTTGCAAGTTGGGAACAACCTCAGGATGTATTTCGTTCCTGCGTTATTGGATTGGATGACGACTCACGGCAGAAATCAGCTGGACGTAAAAAAGTATCTCGACCTGTAAAAAATGAACCCACAGTTCCCTCTGGAAAACTCTCCAGACCTCCTGTGCATTCTGGGAGACAGTGGAGACAAGGTTTAAAAAAATAAGTATCAGAGCAGGGGGCTGTTGTATTTGAGGAGATATATGAGGGGTAAAAAAGCGAAGCTTCTCAGGAAGATAGCATATACCCAGAGAGTTGGAAAAGCCATAGTCACCCTAGACTTCCGTGACCGTGAATACGACTGGGTAGACCCACCTGGCCGATGGCGCAGCCTGAACAAGACTTGTATAGCTGACGAACAGCGGTTTATGTATCAGGCCCTAAAAGGGCGACGGGGGTTGCCTCCGGTATGATCTGCCCAAGCTGTTCCCAATGGCAATCTGGTCCACGGGAGATGGAGGAGACTAGATTGGGAAATCCATGCTGTAATCGTTGTGGTCATATAGAGTTCCCAGGAGTTGGAGAGTGGAAAAGTGGAGGCCCCATAAAGTCAAAACTGGTGGATAGGTCGAACTGTGATTGTGATCGCTGTGTCCAGAGGCCTGTGCAAATGAGGTTGCTTTGACACCGTGGAAACGATTCAAGGAGCTTACAGGGAAGAGCAGCTGGAATTCCCATTTAGATTGTCCTGGGTGTCCGGCTTGGGCCTCAAACGTGAAGCGATGTTATTGGAGTCCCGCATTCTTGGCAAGATCAAAAGGAAGCTTGAAGGGTGTAAAACTAGCTTCGATTCCCCAAGGGAAACTATCCCAATGCCCCTTGATTGAATATGCGAGGTTGTTTTGATAGACCCAATAAGTATCAAAGTTGGTCTGGCCCTGGTGATGGCGGTGATAATTTTTATCTTAGTTGAAGAGTTTTTCGCTTTCTGGAAGGATTTATAATGCCCATCTATGAGTACGAATGCGATACTTGCGGTTTCGTCGTTGAGGAATTCTTCCCGGTAATTCCGCTAGAGGTTCCATCCCATCTTGATAAGTCTTGTGATAGATGTATGGGTAAATCTTTCAGGAAAACCATTTCAGCCCCCAACTTCCACCTCAAGGGCACATGCTGGGCCAAGGACGGTTACAGCATGCAGTATCAAGATGGAAGCAGGGTGGTTTCTATAACTGAACCTGATGAGTAAGGAGATCTCATGGAATTTCCAACTTGTGGACTTTGCTTTTTCTTCAACGAGGTGAGACAGAGGGACGAAAAAACAGGTGAGGAAACATCTACGGGGATGGGTTTCTGCAATGCCAATCCGCCGAAGGTCTACCTGTTTCCTGGCCCAGCACCAAAGGTGGCAATGGGAGCCGGGAACCAAACGGAGATGAGTCTTCAGCCTAGAAACCTGAGGCCAGCAGTTGGTTCTGAAGATCTTTGCTGTAGGTTCTTCATTCCACGGGAAGGGGAAGAGCTTACTATCGGGAATTCCGATGACAAATGCAACCGCTCAGAAGGAGATGCCTGTAGTGATTGCAAATCATAGGTGGACGAGGATACACAATAGCAAACCCTTAGACAAGGTTGCTGCCGCAAGATTCAAGGCACGTAAGTCTATCATAAAAAACAAGGACTTCCTTGCCGCCTGTTCGGCGGCACTTGTTGATCCGACGCCTAGACAGGCGAGAAAGTGGAACAATGGAAAAGGAAGAGCTTTTTTATTCAGAAGTGTTGCCCGAAAAAGTTCCTGAGTTCTATATTGACTTTGACACTGACAGGTACGCAGCCGGGTGGAATTATAGGTGCTCCAAATGTGGGAGACTAACACGCTCTATTGCTACCTACTTCCCCTGCAAGAATCAGCTTATCACAACAAAAATAGTTTGCATGTGTTGCAATGCCAAGTGGAGGCTTAGTATCGAATACAAGGTGCCAGAAGGGAGCATGCATTGAAACTCGAAGAGCTTATTGTCAGGACTAGAAATGAAATTCCCTGCCCGAATTGTAGGAATGACGATGGTATCTCGACGGGCTTGATATGCATTGGGTCTTTACCGAGTGGGAGGCCAAAGCTTGTCCCGTGCTCACTTTGCCGGGGCGCCACAACCGTGAAGGAGAGGACGATCCAAGAGTTTGCTGAGATGATGCAGATGCAAGGGGTGCAACCACATGAATGGTAGCCTGTGATAAATAACCCCTGTTAACGGATCGGTGGCTGAGAACAGCTGAAGGGCGGTGACCTGGTGAGGCGAGAGCCGTCCTTTTTATGAAAACCAAAGCACTTCTAGTAAGATAGTATATATACATCTTACTAGAAGTGCTTTTTATTTGGAGACAACGATGGGCAAATCTTCAAGCATACAGTCACACACTGACAAGTACTCCTTGATTGGTGCGCTAGACCCAGACACCGATGAGATAAAGCCAGTAAAACTAGGTGACGGCACCGTTCTTGGCTTGGGTGTCCAGCTGTATGTTTGGGACTCAGACAGCCTGGCATGGGTAAAGATGCAGCAGCCCACCATTGAGGCTGGCGATCTATATGTAGCGGTAGATCAGGTTGAGGCAAAGCTTGATACGGTTAACGCAAACCTCGGTACCATGGAAACCACACTCAATGCTATCCAGGCTGCCGTTGAATTAATAGACAATGCCATAGCTGGCAGTGAGATGCAAGTTGATGTTGTAACTTCTGCCCTTCCTTCTGGTGCTGCTACCAGTGCCAATCAGGGTACCATCATCACGGCACTGCAGAAGATAGATGATATCCAGAACGCTCTCAAGTCTGTAGATACAGATGAGCTAGTTTCTAGGTTAACCGACTCAGCAGGGACGGAAATCAACCCGGCCAAAGAGGATGGAAACCTCTCAAGTATTAAGACCGCTGTGGAGATTATTGATAACTTTATTTCTGGGTCAAGGGGCTTGGTGACAGAAGATAATAGCGCTGCGATCAAGACAGCTGTGGAGGCGTGTCAGACAGCACTTGAGCTGCTAGATAATGCAATAGCTGGTAATGAGTTGCAGGTTGATGTAGTCTCTTCAGCTCTTCCGAGTGGTGCGGCCACCTCAGCCAAACAGGACACTCTCATTTCAGCAGTTCAGGACCAGCGCGACAACTACCGATACACAGGCTTCCTAGAGGACGGCACAGACGCTTATGTCGGATACGAGGATGAGGATGGAAACTACTTTATAGAGAAGCATCCATCCTCAGGGCTAACAACCTTCACCGCTGGTAGTGGTGGAATCCCTGCTACGGGTACGTGGACGGGATTAAGCTACACTAGCTTCGCGGATACGTTCTAATGGCAGGTAGGATGATTACAAACTTGGGTGCTATTGTAATAGTGAAGCACCGTGCCGACGTGATCCTGGCTAAGGACGGGAATGGTCTGCAGCTGACTGATGACGGCGGGAATCTAGGTATCACTGTGGCAGATGGCGGAAATGTCTTAATTGGTACAGCAGAAGCTGTAGGTATAGCAGGGCAGCTTCAAGTTTTTGGTACTACTTTTGCTGCTATAACACTTAGAGATACAGACAATGATACAGAGGGTATGTTGTATCAATATTCTGGTGGAATGATAGTAGGGTGTTACTCTCAACATGATCTTTACTTGAGGACTAATAATACTAATAGGGTCTTTATAGACAAGACACAAGCCCTTGTTTGTATTAACGAGACTGCTAATGCCAGTATGACAGTGGGGCTAACAATAAATCAAGGTGCGAACGATGACGAAATCCTAGCATTTAAGTCTAGTGATGTGGCGCATGGGGCTACTAGTATTACTGAGGCAGACTCATATGCTTCTTTCAAGAAAGTGTCCGCTGGTAGTGGTGGCTTACTCTTCCAGGCTTTTGGGGGAGGTGTTAGTGCTGTACAGTTTAACCTGTACGCTACTTCAGATAACACCACTAAGAGTTCGGCTGGTTACGGTCCTGCTCACTTTAAGATAATGAAGATTGCTGGTGGTGTAGGAGGGGCTGTTGGGGCCAATGCCAACTTATTATCTATAGCGAATAACACCTCCACCAAATGGATTCTAGACGAAGACGGAGACACCTGGCAGAGTGGCGGCGCAATTATAACTGGTCATGTTTGCATCGGCGAAGATAAATCTCCTGGCGCTGCCTTAGAGGTAACTGAGAATAGTACCTATAATAGTGAGTCATCAGCAGGATTACGAATCACAGAGGGTACTTCTGATGTTGGTGTATTACTAGGAGCCGATAAAACTAATAATATAGCTTATATCCAGGCGTTAGATCCTGCTACTAGTTATGCAACAAGACCTCTAGCATTGATGCCAAATGGAGGGATGGTTGTCTTGGGTGGTTACGGTACGTTTACCAACGCTAACATGAATACAGGGCTTACTATAAGTCAGGGAGCCAATGAC